TGGGAGAAGTGGCTGGCGAACGCTACAAGAAAGAACAATCAAATTATCTGCTGAATCTGTATTGGATTGGATATATGAATATATGGAACAAGACGGGTATGAAGATATGTTTGTTCATTTATGGGACGGCACGTCTGAAGAATTTAAACAACGAATGCAAGGGCTGCTTGATGAAATTTCTAACTTTCCAAGTGCGAAAGTCTACGACATTGATGAAGATATAAATCCTTTTACAAATTGGAAGGTGAGTAGATGATTACCTGCTATGACCTACTCTTAAAAAGAACAATATTGATAAACCCACGGTGTGTGGTAAGTGTGGAATTTAGGGAAGATGCAACAGGAAAATATGCAGAAATACACCTCATGGGTGAGCCATATAGGATAAAGGTTAAAGAAAACGCAAGAGAAATTGAAGAAATCAAGGAATTCTTTGAAAAAATAGAGGAGGAAAAACAATGAAATTTATTACACTAACCGACGCAAGCCAAGAAACAAGAAAATACACGATAAGCGTTAATAATATCACTTGTATTGAAACGTATGTAAACGACGACGGAAAGTTGTTTACATGGGTATATGGGCACGGATTTGAAGACGGCCAAGTATGTGTAAAAGAAACGGGAGAACAGATTTTAAACGCTCTACAACGATAACAAACGATAGACCAATTGTTAAAAAGTGTTGTGAGGTAGTTATGCACAAATGTATTAAACACACTAGAACACATATTTTTTTAAGAAAACTCTTTAGAATAAAATCGCCGTCTGACAAATGGTTACAAGCAGGGCTAATATTCAATAAAGAGCTTGAAAAAGGATTTAATAAACAACCAAGCAACAAAGGGTTAGAACGATTATCAAAGGCACTAAAGGAAATGTAAAGGGGAATACATGGACAAGTCAGAACTAGCATATTTTGAGAAACTATTTAAAGAATATTATTCATACGACAAGAAAATACTGCTGAGGAAAGCGGAACTTGCGGTACGAGAGATTGACGAAAACGTTGGAGGCGGCAAGAGCAATATTAGAGCGAAAACAGTCGAAAACATGGTAATTAAGCAATTATCAGACGAGCGCCTAGTATTTTTAGAAAACGCGAAAGACGCCATCGAGTATACGTTGGACGTGATTGAAATGATAAACCCGCATTTTAAAACGCTAATCGTTGAAAAGTATTTCAAAAACGGCGGTATTGAAACGTGGGAAGACGTTGCCAAGCGTGTAGGTTGGTCAACGAGTCAAGCGTACAATATCAGATATAAGACGCTAGAAATTTTCGCTAACAAGTTAGGACTAGCGAATACGCTTTAAAGTTTAGAAAAAATGATGTAGTTTTCCACTAGCTTTTACGATATATTGGTATTGTGAAAGTTTAGCGGAAAGCTATTTCTTTTTACACTCTTTTTCTAAGGCGGGGAAACCTGACGCCTCGTTAAACGCTCGGTAGTGTAACGTAACACACGCGCTCATTTATAAAACCTGTATCATAATGTCAGCTCCTTTAAAAGTTTGTATCTTCTACTGTTATGTATTTCAGCGCGAAACGTCGGTTCAAGCCCGACACGAGTGATAGCCAATTAAATGGCGAAAATTCCAACGAACTTTTATTCATGGTTGGAACTCCTAACATTCTTTTCCCTCTCGTCGCCTATCACGGGAGGGTTTTAATTAAATTTAATACATATTTCCCGAACGTGTTCCTTATCCGGAAAAAGGGGCACGGAAAAGTAAAAGTTAACGCAATAGTTAGCTACCGCCTAACTTAACGGGTTAGAGGGCGTGAACTGTACAGTTTACTACACCGCTGGCAGGGCAACGTTATGTTCACGGGTTGTTTGATAAGGATGAGTAAAGGCGCATAGCTAGCGACCTTAAAGCCTAGTTAAATGACTCTAGTAATGGTTGTTGGGGTTCGACTCCTCATGTAGTATTATCCGTAAAGGAGAAACCATATAAATACAAGGCTTACTACTACTAGCCTAATGATACACACACTAAGAGCCTAGCGCTCATACTAAGATGTCTAATTAAAGGCGTCTTTTTTATTGTTTAGAAAAAGAGAAAAAGAAAAGAGGTGATGGAAAATGAACGAAAGACAAAAACACTTCGCTGATGAGTACATCATCAGTAAAAACGCAACTCAGTCAGCGATTAAGGCAGGTTACTCAGAAAAAACGGCATATAGTATAGGGCAAAGGCTGTTGAAGAAAGTTGAAATCTCCGAGTATATCAAGAAACGTACGGAAGAACATTTTAATGAACGTTCAATGAGTATTGCTGAAGCTTTAGCAATCTCTGCAAGTATAGCCCGTGGAGAACCGCAAAAGAGATATTCGAAAAAAGTGGTAAAATCTAACGGAGAAGAAACGGAAGAAGTAGTCGTTGGGGAATACACGCCATGTATTGAAGATAGGCAACGCTCAATAGACCATATCTTAAAAGTAAGCGGTGCATACCTTGACCGTAAAGAAATAGACGTTCAAGGAAGTGTGGTGTTTATGAATGAAGATAACATCGCAGATTGACCTACCCGCTACAATCGGGAAAGGGTACGGTGCTTTTTGGAAATCTAGAAACTTTTATAGAGTCGTGAAAGGTTCGCGTGGATCTAAAAAATCTAAAACAACGGCGTTAAACTTTATCGTCCGTATCTTAAAACATCCGTGGTCTAATCTGTTAGTAGTTCGACGTTACTCTAACACGAATAAGCAATCGACATATACAGATTTTAAATGGGCAGCTAACAAATTGGAAGTTGCTCATTTATTTAAGTTTAACGAGTCGTTGCCCGAAATAACCGTCAAATCAACAGGACAAAAGATACTGTTTAGAGGGTTAGACGATGAGTTGAAAATAACCTCAATCACAGTAGATGTAGGTATTCTTTGTTGGGCATGGTTTGAAGAAGCGTATCAAATCGAAAACGAAGAAAAGTTCTCTACGGTTGTTGAGTCGATACGTGGAACGTTAGATGCTCCAGACTTTTTTAAACAGATAACCGTAACATTTAACCCGTGGAATGAAAGGCACTGGTTAAAACGTGTATTCTTCGATGAAAAAACACAAAGAGCGGATACGTTAGCACTTACGACTACCTTTCGATGCAACGAGTGGTTAGATGAAGTCGATATACAACGATATGAAGATTTATACAAGACGAACCCAAGGCGTGCAAGAATCGTTTGCGATGGCCAGTGGGGCGTTGCGGAAGGCTTGATATATGAGAACGTCCAATTCAAGAACTTTGATAAAGACGAACTGTTGAAAGATAAAGCGTATCAGTTAGCGATTGGTCTTGACTTTGGGTTTACGCATGATCCTACAGCGTTATGTGCGAGTTTGATTAACGAACAAAAGAAAGAAATATATATCTTCGATGAAGCTTATCAGGTCGGCTTAATAACGAAAGACGTAGCTAAGATGATACAAGACAAAGGATACGCTAAGTCACACATCATTGCAGATAGTGCAGAACCGAGGTTGATTAAAGAATTGCAAACAGAATATAACATTTTACGGTTGAAAGAAAGTCGTAAAGGAAAAGATAGTATCATGGCAGGAGTATCCAAGTTACAAGGATACTCTATTTTTGTGCATCCATCTTGTACGCACATCATGGATGAATTTTACAGTTATTGCTACCAACAAGACAAAGAGGGGAATTGGTTGAATAAACCCGAAGATAAGAACAACCACTTGATGGATGCGCTCAGATACAGCTTGCAATGTATCGATGGCAGTCAATCTAAAATCAAACTGTTAAAAGGAGGCTTTTAAAATTGGCAAAAGTTTTTGTAAATAAACGAAAAGTCATAACAACAACAAGTGATGTAGTGACTGAAGAAGTCGTTACTGAGGCGATTAGGCTTCACATGAGTAAGCTAGTTAAGAATTATGTTGAAAGTGAGGACATGTATCTCTCTCAGCACGAAGTTTTGAAAATGGCAAAAAAAGAAAGCTGGAAGCCTGATAACCGCTTGGTGTTTAATTACGCTAAGTACATTGTCGATACGTTCACAGGTTATCAAATTGGTGTACCAGTTAAGATTAAACATGACGACGAAACCGTAAACGATTTTGTCGCAGATTTTCGTAAAATCAATGACATGGAAGACTCAGAGTTCGAGCTTGCAAAAATGTCAAGCGTGTTCGGACATGCTTTTATTTATGTGTATCAAGATGAATATAAACGAACTAGAGCGACATACAATAGTCCGATTAATATGTTTATCGTCCATGATAACAGTATTGAGGAAAGACCATTATTTGCCGTGAGATATACGTTTAATGAAAACAATCAAACAGGAGTCGGACAGGTTATCACAAACGACGAATTGATTGACGCTACTTTTTCGACTGGTGGGGCGGTAAGGTTCGGTGAACACACTCAACACATTTACAACTCAATCCCAGTAGTTGAATTGATTGAAAATGAAGAGCGACAATGTATTTTCGAGAGTGTGAAAACATTGATTAATGCTTTAAATAAAGCAGCAAGCGAAAAAGCGAACGATGTAGACTACTTTGCGGACGCTTATTTGAAAGTTCTAGGAGTAGAGCTACAGGAAGAAGACGCTAGTCAGATTAGAGAGAATAGAATTTTTAATCTATGGAAGAATGGCGACGGTGCTTTGCCAGAAGTTGCTTTCCTTGAGAAACCAAGTTCAGATACAACGCAAGAGAATTTAATTAGTTTATTGAAAGAGTCTATTTTCGCTATCTCAATGGTAGCCAATATGTCTGAGTCTGAGTTCGGTAACTCGTCTGGTACTGCCCTTGCTTTCAAACTGCAAGCAATGGACAACCTTGCTCGAATGAAAGATAGAAAATTACAATCCGCATTTAACCGTTTGTATCAAATTGTATTTAGTGTTCCGTTAACTACTGTTTACGAGGACGCATGGACAGGATTGTCATACTCATTTACTAGAAACGTGCCACGAAACATTCTTGAAGAGGCTCAAATCGTTGGACAATTATCTGGACAAGTATCTGAGGAAACTAAGTTGTCTGTGCTATCTATCATTGATGATCCGCAGAAAGAAATCCAAAGAATGGAGCGTGAAGAGGAAGCTATGGGCGACCTTGAGACTCGTTTAGAAAAACAAAAAATCTACTCAGACGCTGAAATAGATGAAAGTCAGAAAGTTATAGCAGATGTTGGACAGTAAGTATTGGGAAGATAGGTATCGTGCTGAAGAAAAAGCTAGAGAGCTAGCAGATAAGAGAGTAGCTTATCAATTGCAGGGTGTCTATCAACAACACGCCAACAACATTCAAAAGGAAATCGAAAGTTTTTGGCAAAGGTATGCTGATAAAGAAGGCATCACAAAGTTAGAAGCTAAACAACGAGCAGATAGTCTTGATATGGTTAATGTCGGGTTTAAAGCTAAGCAGTTAGTCGAGCGCGCTAATCGTTTGAGAGAACGTGGTCAGAAAGTAACAAGCGATGATTTCACAAGAGCGGAAAATGACTTGATGAGATTGTATAACTTGAAGATGAAAACAAGTCGTCTTGAAGTGCTTCAAGCGAATATTAAGTTGCATCAGTATGATTTAGCTTTGAATGAGTTTGAAATCATTGATAGGCACTTGGTGGAATCATTCAGACGTGAAAATCTGTTTAGTGCTGGTGTCTTGAATATGACACTCGGAAGTTTTCAATCTTCAAAAATATCTGCTGACTCTATCGTGTATGCCAATTTCAACAATGCAACGTGGTCGTCTAGAGTTTGGGAAAGACAGAACGAATTAAGAAACATTGTTAAAAAAGGAGTTGCTGATACTGTTTTAAGAGGTAAAGGCACAAACGTTCTGATTAACAGTTTAAAAAAAGAGTTTGATGTTTCCTATGGCTATGCTAGACGGTTAGCAGTCACGGAGTCAGCGAGGGTGTATTCTGAGGCGCAAAAAGCAAACTATGAGACAAACGAGGTTGAATGGTACGAAGTCATGACCGAATTAAAAGCGTGTCCGATTTGCCAACCGTTCAACGGGAAAATCTTCAAAGTGTCAGAGATGGTTCCAGCATTGAACGCACCACCATTTCATCCCAACTGTCGATGCACGACGGTTCCGCATTTTAGGAAAGATTCAAAGCGATTAGGTAGAGATGAAGAGTTTTTACATGCTGAAATGGACTTAATGGCTAAGCAACGCGCTTTCGTAGTAGGAAATGATGTCAGAGTTAAAACAAAGAAATTGAATAGAACGGTTCTTGATTTTTGGGTGCAAGATAACACCAAGAAAATGAGAGATACTGTTTTCAATGTCCAATCAAGCCTTATGGAATTAAATGATTTTTCAATCCCAACAGTTGTTTTTCTGAAAAAATCAAGGCTTCCTGGTTTTGCTGGGTATGATTACAAACAGGATATTCTATTTGTGAGTGATGCTCTTCATTCGGAAATAGAATTTGCTAAAGTTCTATCTGATAATTATTTTGCTGCTCAAAACATTAAAGATACCATGGTTCATGAACTAACGCATAAAAAACATTGGGATTCTGCTAAAGCATTTT